CAGGTTCGAACCGCTGTGTCCTGCTTTGTTTGACGACGTAAGAGAAATACAGCAATTAGCACGTGCACTTTCCGCGCGTTTTGCTGTTCTAAGATATCTTACTTACCGACCGAGTTTCGACAAGCGAATGGAGATTAAGAAAAGTGAAGAGCCTGGGTGTGTGCACGGTACTGATTGCTGTTGCTCGATGATTGTCGTGTTAAAAGATAAAAATTTTTCTCAACTGTCCTTTGTAGTTGATCGTTTTGTTCATGGGCGTAGATTAGTTGACTATGATATGGTATTGATAGCGATGGCTAAGATATCATCTGTTTATACGCTTGAGAACCGTACCTTTCTCAGGTGTAATCGTCCTATTCATTTAGAGTATGTTCGTTTGATAATAGACCTTCATTCATCACGTAACATGCTAACTTACCCGTTGTACTTCCGTCACCAAGCAATTCCCAAGACTATGTCTTTTACACATGTCGGTTCATCAATAATGGCGGCCTACCGTTCATGGGACCTTTACTATTTCAACCGAATTGGAGTTGACATTGATTTCGAGTTTTTGCGATGCAATGTTTGGAAAGGGTCCTACTTTTCTCGTGATGATGGTGTCCCCTGGGAAACTCGTAGTGTTCCGCCTTTGTTGGTCCTTTGCCTTCAGAACCTTTCTGCCTATAATATTGCCTACACTGGTGGACCGAGTGGCGCTTACACTTACCATGCTCTTGATGGTTTGTACCCGCACAAATTGGCGAAGGGAATTGTGAGATTTGATAATCCAACCGTTGAGGCCTCCCAGACGTACAAGTCTCATGCCCACTTGATACCAAAAGCACTAGATCGCATGTTCACTTTTATGGGTGTTAAGAAGTACTTTAAGACCAAGAAGTATACCCCGTTTTATCCTGTGAAGTTGAGCCTCCCACCTGAATCGTCGTCTGGCCCTAGACCTGGAAGGCGTCGAGTTATGGAACCTACTCCTGATAAGCCATTTTTTCGTGTTTATTGCTTTCAGGGGCGTAAGCTTGAACTTGCTACTTACGCAAAATTGGAACTTGCACAGATGATTGCCGATGCATTGGCAGGTAAAGAACGGCCAATGAAAGATGATGCTTGGACATTTGCGGCCAAAGCCGAAGTATTCAATCGGTTTGGTAAACTTGGAATGCTAGCGAATTCGGAAGCGTTTGAGAAGTTCCGAATATTTAATATTGGTTTCATGACAGGGTTGTGTCTTGAGCAGCATCTTTTTAAGCTTCGATCCCGTATTGAGAGGGGTAGAATGATAAAGATTGGCCTGCGTTGGTGGCATGGCGGTGCGCTACGTTATTACTTGCAGTTTAAAGCTGACAATCCTTCTATGCGTTACTTTGATGGTGATTTTAAAAACTATGACATGAAAGTCCACCGTACTTTGATGGAGCTGTATTGTGTCATGGGTGGTGTGTATTTTGATTTTACTATGCACACACCCGAGTCTCAGGCGTATCGAATTTTATTGAGTGTAGTTATGAAGTGGCTTACTCAACGCCTGACTCATGTTTTTGGCGACATCTGGAAAATGATAATCGGATGTATGCCTTCAGGCGCATGGGATACTTCTCATGGTGATTCTTGGATTGCAGGTTTTCTCTTTTGGTGGTACTTTGAAGTTGTTTATGAGGCTAATCCCTCTCGAAGGCGTCAAATGGA